CACACTTCTATTGCTAAATTATACTCCGGAAAATAAAAATCCAATTCCTGTGGAGCAAGTATGTCCCTGTCGTTGTAAATTACATCTATATCAGGCAATTCTTCAGAAATAAAATCCCTAATTAGTTGTTCAGGCCTAGATACGTAATCACCAGCAGCATAGCAGTGGATACATCTACTATTACTATCTTTAAACCTATGGAAACTAGTAAGCCACTTATGCCCTTTTGGACACTCTAATAGAAGATTTTTATTATTATTAATATATTCTTTAGATAGTAACTTATAATTATTTTCTTCTATGTAGTCTTTTACATATGAAAAAGTAAAATTATGTATTTTTCCTGGGGTATATTCACCTGCATCTGGATATTTTTCTCTATATTCTTTTGCTTTTTTTAAAAGTACAGCGTCCCTGTTTTCTTTATAGTATCTTCTGCCTTTATCAATTAAGTATTGCTTAGGGCGTCTGTTATGAATTATTTTATTTTTTATATATACTCTCACTTTTTCACATTCTTTTGCGCCGCAGTACTTTTTTTGTGGGTAGTGTGTTCTGAATATTGTAGAACAGGCTTTGCATTTTCTTTCGTACTCAATATGGTTTCTTAATCTATTTCTTTTTGCATCTAACTTAGCCTGTAATATTTTTTTACCTTTTTCTTTACAATCAATACAATATCGTTGCTTTGGACTAGTAGGACTATATTTTATAGAACATAAATCACATACTTTTTCTTCATAATTAGCCATAACTAACCTCTCCTTATAATTCACTTAAATTACTATAGTACCTTCAAAAAACTTTTAAATATTTATATACTATAATCACTTTATGACATAAAGGCAACCCTTATTATTAATAAAAACAAGTATAGTTTGGATAGTATTAATAATTTATCTTAACTATTTCCAAATAACTCTTGTTTTTGTTTTTAATAAAATAATACCCTATACTACATAAGGTAGTATAGGGTATTAATACTATTGTATATATTATAAAGAACGATCTATAATTCCCATTCCAATCATACGACTATCCAGACACGCAAATCCCAGCTCGGCCCATCCAAAAAATCCTTGTTTTTGAACACGTAGCAGCGTAGGATCATCATGCGCCTCGTAGTCCTTTCTAATAGGCATTACGAGAGAATCATTAACAGTCATGTCCAAACCGATTACCTGGGTCTCACCTAAGGTACCAAGGGTACCGTCAGCATTAACCAAGTTCGGATTGTCGAGTGAATAAGAATTGTAAGTATTACCAGCAGCGATGAACTTACCAAACTCGGAAGTAGCACCGTTGATGTTATACTGACCGGTAGCGCCTAAATGCTGTACTTCATGAAGCTGTACATTCCACAGGCTTCCCATACCAGCTGCCTGGAAGATTTCTCTCCTAGTTACTGGGTCAATGTCAGTATCAGTCCACTCACGAATATCAGCAGCATCCTCAGGGGATACATAAAGATCTGTAAGTGTACGTCCGGTTCTCTTAAAGCCAACAATCATCTTGTTGATGAGCTCCTTAGAAAGATAGCCAGCGCCAGTAGACGAAGGATCAATTTCATACAACGGAGCAGGTCTAGAACCTAAAAGACCTTTACCAGAGAAAGCAGATGTAGCGGCGGGCATAATTACTCTCCAACCACACTCTTCTTCGTAATTAGCTAGGTCTTTAGCTACCCTAGCAGCCGCTCTCGAAGCAATATCAATACGAGAGTCTCTAGCATATGTAAGTTTCCAATCTGCTGATGCGTCGATTGTAAACGTAGGTACGTATACTTCTTCACCGATACCTTCGATAAAGTTCTGAGCTACATAACCAAGTCCAGGAAGAACCCAAACAGGGATTTCGAAGTCTTCTGCTACTGGATATACAGCTTGTGCCCCAGGGGCCAAGCGCTCAACAGCAAACATACTTCTCATAATGGACTCAAGCTCAATCTTCTGAAGAATCGGAGTTGTTAGGGCTGCAGCGAAAGCTCTATAAGCTGCTAGACCCTCAGGTGTATGAACTTCTGCGGTTGCCCTAAAAAGTTCTTGCATTTCTTTTCTTTCCATAATTACAACTCCTCCTATTTATAGTTTCGGATATACTATTTGTATTTTAATCCGTTTTCTAGTTTTTAATTACACTAACAACTTAACCCTGATCGGGTAAAGTGTGGTGTTGGCGATATTAGCAGTAGCTTTAGCTACACTTACGCCTTTAACAACTCTAGCAACAGCAGTAGCAATAACATTCTCACCAGTAGAAAGATCTGCATCATTAGCAGCAACAGTTGCGTTGTTTGTTAGTTTTGACTCATCAACAGCAGCATACATAGTTTCGCCAGGTAAAATAGCAGCTGACGGTGCAACATCAGTAGCGCCTGTACCTGTGCCTTTAGCTGTATAATGAACTGTATCCCAGATACCCATATGAGCAACGCCAGCAGGAGTAGCCTTGGTTCCAGTAATAGCTCCAACCGAACTATAAGTAGGCTGAGCAATAACATCACTAGATCCTAGGTCCCCAGGCATCATAAATCCAGCAGGATGTACCTGATGATATCCAGTTTTAACCTTCTGCATTAAGAAACCAAAAGGCACAGCACCAGCATCAGATAGTGTCTGAGTAAATTTAAGTGCTTCAGCTTCCTGATTAGTCGCATCTGACTTCAGACATACAACTGAACCTGCGTATGCAACAACCCCACCAACACCGGCAGTACCGGTACCTGTTTGAGCAGCATAACTACAGAATTGATTTTCAACTACAGGATGTCTTGGTATAAACATATCCTCTCTCCTCCTTATAATTCGTCTTTATTCAATTTAAAAGCAGCGGCCATGGCTTTACCAAGGGCGCCGTATCTTTTCTTAAGGTCGTCGGACGGGAAAATCTCCATATTCATGGCTGCAGCTACTGCCTTACCAGGATCAATATTAGCGGCCGGAGTTTCTACCTCGTCTTCCTCGCTTGCTTCCTCTTCATCAGCTTCTTCTGAATCTTCGTCAGCAGACTCTTCTTCGGTTTCTTCTTTCGATTCTTCCTTAGATTCTTCTACTTTTTCTTCTTCAGAAGTAGCTTTTGCTTCACTAAGTTCATTCATAACGGCTTCTCTAATAGATACAAGTTCTTCTCTATAAGAAGCAAAGTCTTCATCGCTCATTTCGCGTACTTTCGTGCGCTGAGCTTCTTTATCTTTTCTAATAACGCCAGCCTCTTCCAACTCTACCATTCTATCATCGGCAGACTTGTCTTTAAGCATGTCTTCAATTTTCAATTCGGTTTCGGCCAGTTTCTCATCGGAAGTTGCTTTCTCTGTCTTAGCTGCCTCAAGCTCAGACGCGAGCGTAGCGATCTTCTCATCTGCTTCGCTAATTTTTGTTTCCATATCAGCTACTTCGTCATTTTTTTCTTCTAATGACGTAGTAAGTTCTTCAATGGCTTTAGCTGAAGTAGTAAGAGCATCTTGTGTCTTCTGACGAGCTTCTGCCTCTTCCTTCTCAGAGAAAATAGAAGCAACAGCGTCTTCAATTTCTTTTCTTACTTTTTCATCCATTTAAAAATCCTCCTTATATATTTGATATACAAGTTACATTTATTATTGTTTTTTTAAAAGTTACCAACCTCGTTTTGGTATTAAACTATTTAATCCGTTTCCTTAGTCGTAAGACTAATTATTTATTTTTAATTACTACGGTAATGATGGGGAAGCACCACTATTGCCTCTACAATAAATGGCTTCGATATATCTTGAAGTCGAAGCTTCGCCGATCATATATTTTACATCTATATCACCTTCATAACTTGCTGCACAATGTACTTTTACTACATTCTCTGCGGTATCTTTAGTAACCCACAGATAGCCTCCTGGATTGCCTAGTGGTGTAGCAGTTACATTGCCATAAGTAGCAAGGTCATAGCCGTGGAATTTTACTCCACTAGCAACAACAACCTCTGTACCACTCATAGTAACTGTGTCAGCCCACATAAAGGGATAGCTGTGATTATTTCCAAGGTTTCTATATACAACCTTTAGATTGTCATCACCACTAATCTTTACAATCTTAGGAGTACTGGATCTCATACCAGTTTGCGCTTGTCCTAATAATGTCATAGCAAAAATCCTCCTTAATAAGTGTGTTTAAATTAAACGCTTTGCTTTCTTGATAAGACTTTGTAAGTTTTCTGATAAACTAAGTCTTTTGTCCTTTTCATCTTTTTGCTTAAGTAAAGCTTTAGTATATGCAACAGCTTGACTTCTAGCTTTAGTTCTTAAACAATCAGGATCTGTAGTATCTCTGGAAAATGAAGTACAGTTAGAAGAGAATAAAGAACACCAATCGGTATGTAATACATTGGTATTGGGATCTTTAAAACTAGAATCAATAACCTCTTTCTTGTAACTAACACAAATCCCTACCGTATCATTTCCTTCTAACGCCGCTTCCTCATCTTCAGAAGAATACCCTTTCCCTTTAGAATCAATAGTATTATCTCCTATATTAGAGGAGGTTACTTTATTCGCATCTGATTCTTTTCCTTTAATAGCATCATAATCCAGAACAATAACGTCCTTATACTTCTTCTCTGCCGCTGTTTCCAATATAACAGAGGGCGGATTAGCAGGATTCTTTACTATACCACAACCAGAAAAACAAATATTCCTAAGTACTCTAGTTACAGCCCCGGATGCTATTTCTACACCGTTTTTAATAACTTTAGCAATCTTACCAAAATTGCTGTCCTCAGTAGCAAAGCCTAACATTTCAGCCTCTTTTTTGGAAATAATTAAATCACCTACTTTTACATCATACCCTTGATAATAACACTCCATACTTACCTTCCATTTACCAGAAGAGACTTCCTCGGCAATATTTGGAAATCTGTTCTTATATATAATACCGGCAACTACAATATGTACTTCTTGTTTATTAAGGGCTGCTTGATCCTTAGATGCTAATTCTTTAGCATCTAATGGTGTACCTTCTTTGTCGGTAAAAGCATAATCATAAAGATGTCCTATAATTTCATTTTCTTCGTGCTCTACATCGAGAGCTTTTGAAGATATAGTACCTTTAGCCAACACTAATTCAGAAGGTAAAAAGAAAGCATGATTTAAGTTTTCTCCAGAGGAAACAAAAATAGCTGAAAAATATTGCAAATCCATCTGCCTTTCTTCCTCGGGCGGTAATTTAATGGCAGAGGAGACTTCTTTCTTCAATTCAGCAGTCTCGTCTAAGAGCTCTATCTTAGACTCTAAGTAAAATTTCTTTCCCAATTCACTCACTTTCCATCCTCCTCTAAAATTAATTTGTATGTCTTATTAATAATATAGTTAGTTAATTAACTATTTCTAATTTTATTTAGTTCATAAACAAATGCTTCATACTGCTCAGAAGACATATTTTTTACTAAATCACCCATCTTCAGACCGGCTTCAGACTGTTTAGGATTTTTAGTAGTTTGTTTTACTTTTTTATCTGGGTTAGTATTTTTTGTGTTCTTGCCGGTAGGTTGTCCCTTAGGTCTTCCTCCAGAAGGAGTTCCTGTAGGAGATTTCTGCTTAGGCTGTACTCCAGGTTGTGATCCTCCTGCCGGAGCCTTTGCTTGTTGAAAAGGCGAACCAACAATACCAAATATACCACTCTCGACCAACGGAAGCTCGGTCTCCATATTCTGTAACTCATTGGGGTAGTCAAAATTAAGAGATTCAAGAGCTGTTCGGTAACTAAGCATTCTTCTATCAACCAGCTGTGCAAGAGTACTCATATACATAATAGTATCCTTAAGAACACCGTCGTCCCATCTAACTTTAGGAAAGCTATCAAAACCTACGGCTTCAGCTATTAATCTATATTCTTTATAAATCCATCTAGTTACTAAACGTCTAGCATAGTTAATTTCTTCAGATATTCCTTTAACAGCTAAGCTAGACTCACCAGCACTAAGATCGGCAGCACCATCAATTATGGCCCTGGTAACACTTAGACCGCCACTAAGATCTTCATTTACTTGTTCATACTTGCCTTTACCAAGAATAGCTTCAATTTCAGGACTCACTACTTTTTCAATTTGAAGGGTGTGATTCCAAACAACATCAAATGATTTTGAAGGCGTATTAAAGAGCTGAGCTACAGCCTCTAATTCATCTTGGCTAGTTACAGGAAACTCATCATTACCAATAGTAATCTTTAGTATATAGTTTGATATACCATCTAAAGTACTAAGATCAGCTTCTCTTAAGGCTCTTTTATATTCTATTGTATCAAATACTCTAGTAGATCTAGGCCTAGCATATTTCTCATATGGTTGCTTACGATAAAATATAGTACCTACTAATCTAGAGTCTAATAATATTTCACCGCCACCTTCAGCTGCCTTCTTTATGTCAGAAGGTAAGAGCTTTAGTATTTCTTTTTCATCTTCAGACAACTCGGCATTATCTTT